GCCGCAGGACGGAGAGAAAAACACCCCGCCCGCCGAACCCGTCCGGGAGCGAGAGCAGACACCACCGCCCCCGGCGCATTGCATACCGTCCACGGTGAAGCCGCCGGAAATTGAATGGGACAACCAGACGGAAGCAGAAATGCCCGGAGACGGCCAGCAGAGGGCGCAGGACACGCCGGGCACGCCCGCCGGGGAAGATAACCCGGAGGAACAGGAAGAACCGACAGAGGCCGCGCGTAGGCCAGCAGAGACGGAAAGACAAGCGCCGAAAGAAACGCGGTGCGTTGGGCGTGGAATTTGCCCTTTCTGCGGGGAATCTTTCGACGCGGGACAGGCCACCCGTTACAACACATTCGGCACACAGGCCGTCGGCCCTGTGCGTTGCCCCCATTGTGGAAAGACGCTGAAAATCTTGTGTTCGGTGGAATACATATGCTACCCGGACGAAGAATGAGGGCGCGCCGATGGAACTTGAATACGAGATCACCACGGAGCAGGCAAACGCCGCCGCGCGGGTTTTAAGGGCCGCGGGGATAAAAACGGAAAAGCTGGCGGAAACCTTGCGGCAGGCCGCGGAAGTGTTTGCAATGGCGTTCGGCGTAGTTGCGGAAGCGTTCAACATTCTTTCCGACACGTGGGAGCAGATAGAAGAAAGCGGCGTGCTTGACATCGTGGAAGAGCCGCGCGCCCGGCGGAAGAAGCAGAACCGGGCGCGGGCAAGGGTTATCGAACAGAAATACCGGGCGGAAATTCGGAGGGTGGAAAATGAACGCATTTACCGACGAATATACAAGCCGCCCTGACAGCAAAGCGGAGGAAGCGAACGTGAACAGGGAAAAAGTTATTGTGATTCTGCATTATTACCGGGACGCAGACAAAGCAATCAAAATGAACGAGCGGGTTATAAAGAACCTCGAAGATCAGTATTATTCCACGCTGGGCGCTGTCAATTCCGACGGTATGCCGCACGGAAAAGGGACGACTTCAAACCCGGTTGAACGCGTTGTGCTGAATATACCCGGTTCGGTTACAAGGACCATTGACCGACTACGCCGGGAAAATGAGGAAACCGAACGCGTGAAAGCGGAGATCGCAGAAGAATTGAAGTGCCTGAACTATACGGAAAAGGCGCTGGTTTTGGGGTTCTACATAAACGGCGAACAATGGGAACGCCTGTCAGCGCGTGTCAATTATAGCCCGCGGCAATGTCGGAACATTCGGGCCGTTGCGCTGGACCGTCTGGCGAAGTGTTTTGCGGTGAATAAGACTATTTCACGTTACCGCTTCCCGGAAAAATAAGATTGCCACCCATTGCCCGTTTTTCGTGGTAAAATTGGTATTGTGGAAAATGAACACAACGATTCGGGCGGGGTGCGGCGGCAAACCGCCCGGACGAAGGAAAACGGACCATGTTTTGAACATGGCCCGTTTTTTACGCGCTTCCGTGGGGAGCCGGGAAGCGAAAAATGAAAAACAAACGAAGGAGGCCGCGGCGCATGGCACGCGAAAGAAGCCCGGAGCGGGACGAAGCGCGCCGGGTATGGCTTGAATCCGGCGGGACCATGACCGCCCGGCAGATTGCCGAAAAGGTGGGCGCGAAGCCCGAACAGGTGCGGAAATGGAAAAGCCTTGATGGTTGGCAAGCGGCCCTTGAAGCGCAGAAGCCGAAAAAGAAGAGAGGGGGCCAGCCGGGGAACAAGAACGCCGCGGGCGCTGGCGCGCCTATCGGGAACAAGAATGCTGAAACACACGGGGCATATTCGACGGTTCGGCTTTGCGATCTCCCGCCTAAACAGCGGGAGTATATCGAGGGAATCACGCTGGACACTGAAACAAATATGCTTGCAGAATTGCAGTTGCTTATTGCAAAAGAAGCCGACCTGCAAAATAAAATCACGGCGCTTGAAAAGGGCGACCCGGACGCGCTGTATATTGACCGTGTTGTTGAAATGCGCACCCCAAAAGGAACAGCGCGGTTAGAGCAACAGCGGGAGAAGCTGGAAGCCCTGCAACGGGAAGAAGATACCCTGCTTTGGGATATGGACGGGACAGAGGGAAAGAAGCCAACCAGACAGCAGGAAAAGAAGCTGGAACGCCTGCAACGTGAGATTGCCGCCTTGCAGGACACCACGGGCGACAAGGAACGCGAACTTGAACGCGAGGGCTACAACGTGACAATGCAGACCGTTATAAAAGCAAGCGTGTTCGACCGTGTTATGAAACTGGAAGCCGAACTAAACAAGATACACGGGCGAATCATTAAACTATTGGATTCGATCAAGGGCTATGAGATGGAGAGCCGCCGGGTCCGCCTCGAAGAGCGGAAATATAATCTTGCAAAGCAGAAACTTTCGGGGGCTTATGACATCGACCCTGACACGGGAGAGATCAACGACGAAGCGGAAGAGCCGGACGAATTGGAAATCTAAACCGCGGGTCCTTCTGGCGGAAATTCCCGCCTGCGGGTCCGGCGAGGCCCGGCGTTTTTTTAGCCACGAAATTTTTTTGAACGCTTCCGGCCCGGCCCGGATTTTTTATAGGGGGTGCGTCAAAAAAGAGCGGGAGGGGTGAAAAAGGGTGAAACTTTACGACGCAAAAGCGGTTGCGCGGTTTTTGGACGTGTCCGAACGGCGCGTGCGGCAGTTGCGCGACGAAAAGGTGATCGCAGAGGCGCGCCCCGGCCTGTACGACTTGATCGACACAAACCACCGCTATATAAACTACCTCCGAAAACGGAACCCGGAGAGCGAAGAAACGATAGATTACAACACGGAGCGGGCAAAGCTGGTCCGTGCGAAGCGGAAAAATGAGGAATACGAATTGCAGTTGAAGGAAAGAACCCTGCATTCGGCGGAGGACATCGAAGCTGTTATGACCGATATGCTGGTGAACTTCAAATCCCGGCTGATGGCGATTCCCTCGAAGATGGCCCCGGTCCTCTGCAAAAAGACGGACAAGGCAGAAATATTTGCCCTGCTGAAAGAGCATATAGACGAAGCCTTGATGGAACTTTCCGACTTCAAATCAACATTCGGGGAAAGGGTGACAGACAATGAAAAAAGCGACGGTTGACCTGTTCACCCGGATTTTTTCAGTGCTGGCCCCTCCCCCGGACATGACAATTTCACAATGGGCGGACGAATACCGCCGCCTTTCCTCTGAATCGTCGGCGGAGCCGGGGCGCTGGCGCACGTCAAAGGCCCCATACCAACGCGAGATCATGGACGCGGTTTGCGATATGCGGGTTCAAAAGGTCGTCATCATGTCGGCGGCGCAGATCGGGAAAACCGACGCGCTGATTTTGAACCCCATAGGCTACTATATGCACTACGACCCGTCGCCTATTATGGTCATGCAACCGACCATTCAAATGGCGGAGACGTTCAGCAAGGACCGTCTAACGCCCATGTTGCGGGACACGCCCGTTCTGCGCGATAAGGTGAACGACAAGAGCCGGAACAGCGGAAACACCATCTTGCAAAAGATATTCCCCGGCGGACACGTCACAATGGTTGGGGCAAATTCCCCTTCCTCCCTTGCCTCCCGTCCAATTCGGATTCTGCTTGCGGACGAAATAGACCGCTACCCGGCCACGGCTGGAAATGAGGGCGACCCCCTCTTGCTGGCCGGGAAGCGGCTTGCGACCTTCTGGAACAAGAAGGAAGTCTGCGTCAGTACGCCGACCATCAAGGAAACGTCACGGATTGCGGTTGAGTACGAACACAGCACACAAGAGGAATGGAACGTACCTTGCCCGGCGTGCGGGGCATACACCCCCCTTTTGTGGGCGAACATCATATTCGACAAAGACAAACTGGACGACATCGGGTGCGTTTGCCCGGCGTGCGGAGTGGTTTCCAGCGAAACGGAATGGAAGGAGCAATTCGGGAAAGGGAAATTTGTTGCGGCCCACCCGGAAAGGAAGGTCCGGGGGTTTCACCTGAACGCCCTTGCCTCCCTCTTTGTGGAGTGGCGGGAAATCGTCGAAAAATTCCTGACCGCGAACGAAGAGAAGAAAAAAGGCAATATCGAACTTCTGAAAGCGTGGACAAATACCGAAATGGGCGAAACGTGGGAGGAAGAGGGCGAACAGATCGAAACGGACGACCTTTACAAGCGGCGGGAACGCTATAATTGCGAGGTCCCGGAAGAAGTGCTTGTGCTGACCGCGGGCGTGGACGTTCAGGACGACCGCTTTGAAGTGGAGGTTGTCGGTTGGGGCGTTGATAAAGAAAGCTGGGGCATCAAGTATCAAGCGATCTACGGAGACTTGAAGCTGAAACCTGTATGGGATGAACTGGACCGCTTTCTTTCGCAGACGTTCACGACGGCGGACGGGCGGCGGCTGAAAATCATTTGCGCCTGCGTGGATTCCGGCGGACACTTCACGACGCAGGTTTACCGATTCTGCAAAGAACGGATCGCCCGGCGCGTGTTCGCAATAAAGGGCAAAGGCGGCGCAGAAGTACCGTATTTCAACAGGCCGTCAACGGCAAATAATATCAAAGCCCCCCTTTTCACCGTGGGCGTTGACACTGGAAAGGCGCTATTGTATCAGCGGTTGGCGGTGCAGGAAGAGGGGCCGAATTATTGCCATTTCCCGCGGGAAAAGGACCGGGGGTACACACAAGAGTATTTCCGCGGCCTGACCGCCGAAAAAATGGTCATCACCTACAAAAAAGGAAAAGCACAATATGTCTGGACCCTGAAAGACGGGGGCTACAAGCGGAATGAGCCGCTTGACATTCGGAATTATGCGACTGTCGCGCTGGAAATTGCGAACCCAGTATTGAAGAAGCCGGAGCGGGAAGCCGCCCCGGTGCCGCAGAAGCGGCGCGGCAGACGGTCCACGGGAGGGATTTTGTAAATGGCTGGAATCAGTCTTGAAATTGCACGAAAGCACCTGTCCGCTTGGCTGGAAGCGGAATTGGAGGTCACGACACACCAGAGTTACACAATCGGTTCGCGGAGCCTGACAAAAGCGAACCTTGGGGAGATCAGACAGCAAATCGAATTTTGGAACAATGAAGTTGCGCGGCTGGAAACTATCGAGCGCCACGGCGGGCGGAACCGCGTTGTTCGGGCGGTGCCGCGGGACCTGTGAGAAGGGGGGCGTGAAGCAAAATGAACCTGTTTGACCGGGCGATTGCCGCGGTATCACCGCAAAGGGCGGTAAAGCGCGCCGCGGCCCGGCGAAAGCTGGAAATACTGGACAGCGGGTACAGCAATTACGGAGCGTCGCAAACCAAAAAATCGCTTTTAGGATGGCTGTACGGCGGCGGGTCTGCGAAAGAGGACATACAAGACAACCTTTCCGTTCTCCGGCAACGTTGCCGCGATCTCTACATGGGCGTTCCACTGGCAACGGGTGCGCTGAAAACGTGCCGGACAAATGTTGTCGGGTCCGGCCTCCGCCTGAAAAGTCAACTTGATTATGAGGTTTTGGGAATCGAGGAAGAGGCCGCGCGGGACCTTGAACGAAAGATCGAGCGGGAATTTTCCTTGTGGGCGGATTCTACGGCGTGCGACCTCGAACGGCTGGACAACTTCTATGAACTGCAACAACTGGCGTTTCTGAATTGGCTAATGAGCGGAGACGTGATCGCAACCCTGCCAGTCACAAAGCGGACGAATTGCCCCTATGACCTCCGAATCTGCCTGATTGAAGCGGACAGGTTGAGTAACCCGAACGGGATAGTTGACCCGCATATTATCGGCGGCGTGGAAACCAACGACGCGGGCGAAGTTGTCGCATACCATATCAGCAAGCACCACCCTCTTTCCTATGAATTCACAGAAACAGGATGGACGCGGGTTGAAGCGTGGGGAGAAAAGACCGGGCGGCGGAACGTGCTTCACATTATGAACCGGGAGAGAATCGGACAGCGCCGCGGCGTGCCGTTCCTTGCCCCGGTAATCGAGGCGCTGAAACAATTAGGCCGCTACACGGACGCGGAACTTGTGGCCGCTGTGGTTTCCGGTATGTTCACGGTATTCATCGAAAAGGAATCCACGTCCAGCGACGGTGGATTTGGCGAAATCATACCGGAGGAAGCGCAGGTGGACGCGGGCGACGACAGCACGATTGAACTTGCGCCCGGCGCTATCGTGGATTTGAACGAAGGGGAAAAGGCCCACGACATGAACCCCGGCAGACCGAACACGGCCTTTGACGGGTTCGTGGTTTCCATTTGCCGACAGATCGGCGCGGCCCTTGAAATCCCCTATGAACTTCTGGTAAAGAACTTCAACGCGTCGTACAGCGCGTCCCGCGGGGCGCTGTTGGAGGCGTGGAAAATGTTCAGAATGTACCGGACATGGCTTGCAAACGACTTTTGCCAGCCGATTTATGAAGAGTGGTTCGCGGAAGCTGTGGCAAAGGGAAGAATCCCCGCGCCCGGCTTTTTTTCTGACCCGATGATTCGCAAGGCGTACACAGGCGCGGAATGGAACGGGCCAGCGCAAGGGCTTTTGAACCCGGTGCAGGAAGTCACCGCGGCGGAAAAGCGGGTTCAAAACGGCTTTTCTACCCGCGACCGCGAGGCAATGGAAATGAACGGTTCTGACTTCTACCGGAACGCCGCACAGCTAAAGCGGGAAGAAAAAATGCTACGGGAGGTAAAAGAAAGTGGGACAGAAACAGGACAACAGGCCGCAGGCCCAGCCGAAAAATAAGCACTTCTGGACGTTCCGGGCCTCGGCGGAGGAAAACGCCGCCCCGGAACTGATTCTATACGGCGACATTGCCTCTGAAACGTGGTGGGGGGATGAAGTAACGCCCCGGCAGTTTACGGAGGAATTGGACGCGTTGGGAGCCGTCCCGGAAATCGTCGTAAGAATCAACAGCGGCGGCGGCGACGTGTTCGCCGCAAATGCTATTTATACCCGCCTGAAAGACAATGCGGCGAAGATCACCGTAAAAATCGACGGGTGGGCCGCGTCTGCGGCAACCATCGTCGCTATGGCAGGCGACGTGATCGAGATTCCGGGGAACGGCGTTTTCATGGTGCATGACCCGTCAATGGGGCTTTTGGGCTATTTCAACGAAGCCGACCTTGTGAAGCTGACCGACGAAATCAAGGTCATCAAGCAGTCTATCGTGAACGGGTATGCCCTGAAAACCGGGAAGCCCGCCGACGAAATCGCCTCTATCATGGCGGCGGAAACGTGGTATGACGGAAAACAGGCCGTCGAAGCCGGGTTCTGCGACAAGCTGATGTTCGAGGACGCGGAAACCACCGTTGAAAACGGGGCAAAGATTGTCGTGAACAGCGTTTCACTGGACCTGAACCGCTACCCAAACATGACCATATCGTTGTTAAACCGCCTGACGGCCCGCACGCCCGGCGGTTTTTCAAATACCATCACCCAAAACACACCAAAAAGGAGCGAAGAAAGTATGGACGGAATCAAGGACATCAAGACCGTGGATGGGCTGAAAGCGGCGTTCCCGGACCTGACAAAGCAGATCGAGGACGCGGCGGTGGACGCGGAGCGCAAGCGCATTCAGGACATCGAGGACGTGGCCCTTGCGGGGTTTGAAACCATCGTGAACGACGCGAAGTTCAAGAACCCCATTTCTGCGGGCGACGTGGCAAAGGCGATTGTCGCGGAGCAGAAGAAGCAGGGCGGCAAGTACATTCAGGACCGCGACGACGACGCGGTGAAGAGCGGCGCGGGCAAGGTTGGAGCCGGAGGCCAGCGCGAGGGCATGGGCGGCGACGATGACGCGGACGACGTAGACGCGGCCATTGACAAGCTGTTCCCCGAAACGAAGTAAGGAGGAAGAAATCATGTATCAGATTCAGAGCGACCAGACAAGCCCGGTGAATTTCTTTGCGGGCGATTATCCCGTTGCAACTGCGGTTCGAGAGGTTGCCAGCGGAAAGACCGTCAAGAAATATGACCCCGTGAAGCTGACCGACGGGAAGGTTGAACCCGTCGTCAAGGTGGAAGCGTCCGCGGCGGACAGCGGAAGCACGACCCCGGCAAAGACGGAGTATGAGAACACCACCGCGGGGATTTACGGTATCGCCGCCGACGATGCCGCCGCCGGGGAAGAAGTCGTGGTGTACCTGACGGGCGAATTTTTCGCGGACGCAATCAATCTCCCGGACAGCGTAACCGTGGACACCCTGACAACGGCGTTCCGCAATATCGGAATCTTTTTGAAGTAAAGGAGAGGAAACGCAATGGCTATCGAGACAACAATCTACACCCCCCGCACGCTGGGGAAGCTGGTCCGGCGTATGCCCCCGGTGCATACGTTTTTCCGCGACACCTTTTTCAAGAACCGGCAGACGTTCAACACGAAGAGCGTTGACGTGGACTTCAAGAAGGGGTCCCGCGCCCTCGCGCCCTTTGTCCACCCGAAGGTGGGCGGAAAAACCATTCTGAACACGGGCTATCAGACAAAGACCTACACTCCCGTTCTGCTGGCCCCGAACAAGATTACCACCGTTGACGACCTGTTAGAGCGGGCCGCGGGCGAGGACCCGTACAGCGGGAGAAAGCCCGCAGAACGCGCCGTGGAGAAGCTGGCGGAGGATTTGAGGGAACTGAACGAAATGATCGTGCGCCGGGAAGAGTGGATGGCGGCAACCGCGATCTTTACCGGGCAGATTCCCATTGTCGGTGAGGGCGTGAACGAAGTGATCGACTTTAGCTTCACCAACAAAGAAACCATCGTTACGGCGGAAAAGAAGTGGGACAACGCGCAGAGCGACCCGCTGGCCGATATTGAACGCTGGCACGAAATCGTACAGCGGGAAGGTTTCGTGAACTGCAATATCTGCATTATGGCGAAGGACGTTGCAACGGCGTTTGTCAACCATGCGAAGGTCAAAGAGGTTTTGGACGTAAAAGCCTATGATCTCGCGGTTATCCGGCCCCGCCTGCTTCCCAACGGCGTAACCTACGTCGGCACGATTCACAAGCTGGGATTGGACATCTACCAGTACAACGAATGGTATTTGGACGACTGGACGGAGCCGGAGGCCCCGGAGAACAAGCCCCTTGTCCCGGAAAAGACGCTGGCCCTTATGTCCACAGAGGCGGACTACTCCATTTACTACGGCGCAATCACCATGATTCCCGAAGAGGGCAAAACCTTTGTCACCGTGGAGGGCGACAAGGTGCCGCAGACATGGGTTGAGCGCCGCCCCGACCGACGCTTCCTGCAAATCAACAGCAAGCCGCTTACCGTCCCCCATGAGGTCAATAGCTGGTACGTGGCGCAGGTGCTGTAATGAACTTCAAAGATCAGGTGGAGCGGGACTTGACGGCAGTATTCCACAACAGCCGGGAACACGCTGACGTTGTGGAATTCTGGATTGACGGAATCCGCTACAAGGGGCCGATCATCATTGACGACGGGGGCGCGCAAGACCGGAAAAAGCCGTCTACGGACCACGTAGACGGCTTGGTTCTTGTCGATCTTGTGGTTTACGCCCCTCTTTCCCTGCTGAAACGAATTCCCCGAAAAGGGGTGAATATGGAGATCGGGGACCATATTTACCAGATCACAAAGGTTCACCCGGAGGCCGGGGAAGTCGTGCTTTATTTGGAGATGTTGACCGAATGATTCAAATAACCGCGGAACAGATCGAGCGGGTGAACCTGATTCTTTCCAGCGTGCCGAAAGGCGCGGAAAAAGCAATTTCAAATGTTATCCGCAGGGCGAACAGCACCGTTCGGACGGAAGCCCTGAAAGGAATAACGAGCGTCTATGCGATTTCCCGGCAGAACGTCCGGGCGGAAAGCACAATCAAGGTTCGGACCCAGCAGACCGACGGCGGAGTTGTGGGGACGGTTTCGTTCGCAGGGTACAAAATCCCGCTTTACCGTTTCAACGTGTCCCCCACCCTGCCCGTTCAGCGCGCGACCGTTTCGGCGGCGGTGCTGAATGAGAGCGGACGGACCCCGTTTGCACACGCTTTCATTGCAAAAATGAAGAGCGGACACACGGGAATGTTTGAGAGGGACGGGACAAGCCGCCTGCCTATCACCGAATTCATGGGACCGTCCGCCGCGCAGATGGCGGGAAACAGCGTCGTTGTGGAGCAGGTGGAGGAAAAGGCGCAGGAAGTTGTAAACAAGCGGCTTGAACACGAAATCACCCGAATTCTGAACGGCTACGGAGGGTAAGCAATGACACCTTTAGACCTTTTGGACGCGCTGGAAGCGTTCGTAAAGCGGGAGACAAAGGACATTCTTTTGCCTGTCCGGGTTGACCGAAAGAGCGGTGAGCAGAAGGAGCGGGCCGCGGAGGTTTACAAAATGCGCCTGCCAAACAAGACGGCAGAGACACAGCAAATCCCCTACCTGCTGTTGCAGTACATCAAAAGCACGGACACGCAAGAGCCGGGACAGCAGGCGGAATGTGAATGTATGGTGCGCATTGTAGCGGCCACGTATTCGGAGGACGGAAGCGAGGGCGCAACGTGCGTCCTGAATCTGTTGAACCGGATTCGGATTGCCCTTCTGAAAGACAACGTAATTGCAGAACGGTATATGCTGAAACTTCCGCTTGAAATGATCGTTTACCCGGACAGCACAGCTCCCTATTACTTGGGGGAAATGATGACAATTTGGGATATTCCCATTGTTGAAAGTGAGGTTCAAAAGCTATGGCAGTAGAATTCAAGGCCAGTATGACAAAGGCCGAATTGCTGAAAATCGCCGCAGAAAACGGCGTGACGGCTGACGACAGCATGACAAAAACGGCGATTCTCGACGCGCTGGAAGCCCACAACGCCGCAGAAGCCGCCGGAGCAGGCACAGAGCCGCCCGCAGATGGAACGGGCGGGAACGGGCCGGAAGCCGCCGCGGATGGCGCAGAGAGCGCACAGGACGGCGCGGAGAACGCCGGAGCGGGTGAAGATACCCCAGGCGCTGAAAACGGCGCAGAGAGCGCGCAGAAGGAGCCGGAGGGGTACGACCTGTTCATTTACGCCGGACCGACCCTTCCGAAAGGCAGATTGCGGGAAAACGCCGTGTTCAACGGACGGTTTTCGGACGTGATTTCCTATCTGGCGGACGTGGTGAAGGATTACCCCCTTGTGGAAAAGCTGATTGTCCCCGTGAAGAAGTACGCCGCGTTTTCCGTGAAGGTGAAAACGCCCGGCAATCTCGCACACAAGTATTACAGCGACATTGTTTCTACAATGCGCGGCAACAGGGAGGTTTAACCAATGGCAGAGTATTTTCATGGCGTATCGACGCGGCAGGTTGACACGTCCGTTTCTACCCCTGTAACGGCGGATTCCGGCCTTGCCTTTGTAGTGGGTGCGGCCCCCGCGCATACCGTGGGCGGAGCCGTGAACGACCCGATCATGTGCCAGAGTTACGCGGAGGCCGTGGCCGCGTTCGGTTACAGCGACGATTGGGAGAAATACCCGATTTGCGAAGCGATTTACGCACAATTCAAGCTGTACGGCGTGTCCCCGGTGGTTTTCGTGAACGTTCTGAACCCGGAGAAGCACAAAAAGACCGTTTCGGAACAGCAGTACCAACTGAACGACGGAAAAGTTCTGCTTCCTCTGGAAGCCCTGAAAGACACGGTGCAGGTAACTTCTTACACCGTGGGCGAGGATTTCGACCTGTTCTACGAGGGCGAAAACCTGATTCTTGAGGTGCTGGACGGCGGGAGCATTCCGGCAGAGACGGGAGAACTGACGATCACATTCGACGAAGTGGACCCCTCGAAGGTTACTGAAAAAGATATCATCGGCGGGTTTGACGCGAGCACGAAGAAGTATTCCGGCCTTGAACTGATTGACAAGGTTTTCCCGAAATACGGAATCGTGTGCGACCTGATTCTTGCGCCGGGCTGGTCCCACAAATCCACTGTTGCCGCAATTATGAAGGCGAAGGCGGAGGCGATCAACACCGTGTTTACGGGCGCAAAGGCCCTGATTGACGTTGACACTACGGAGGTCACGTACTATTCGGACGCTACGGAGTGGAAGAAAGAGCAGAACATGAACGACAAGGCGGAAATTCTGTGCTGGCCGATGTTCGGGCTTGGCGACTACATCTTCCACGCGTCGGTCCACGCCGCGGGCCTGATGGCGGCGACCGATTCGGACAACGGAGGTTGCCCGGCGGAAAGCCCGTCCAACAAAACCTTGCAGATCGACCGGGCGTGCCTCGCGGACGGAACAACCGTTCTGCTGGACCTGAATCAAGCAAACTACCTGAACAGCAACGGCATTGTAACCGCGCTGAACTTCATTGGCGGGTATGTGCTGTGGGGCAATGAAACTGCCTGCTATCCGGCGGACACGGACGTAAAGAACTATTTTATTTCCGTCTCCCGGATGTTCGGTTGGGTTGCTAATTCGCTGGTCCTTTCCTACTGGAACAAGATCGACAAGAAAATGACCCGCCGCCTGATTGACAGCATTGTTGATTCGGTCAATATCTGGCTGAACGGCCTTGTCAATGAGGAAAAACTGCTGGGCGGGCGCGTGGAGTTTCTGGAAGAGGAAAACAGCCAAACCGCGCTTATGGCGGGAAAGGCTGTTTTCCACATCTATCTGACCCCGCCCAGCCCGATGAAGGAATGCGAATTCGTGTTGGAGTACGACGCGGAATACGTTTCGTCTGCGCTGGCGGCGTAAGGAGGTAACAGGAAATGAAAGTTGACAACGGCACAACCAACTTTGCCGTGTATGAGGACGCAACGGAGTTTTACGGGATGGCGGAAGTCACGCTTCCTGAAATTACGCAGATCACGGAAGAGGTCAAGGGCGCGGGCATTTCTGGCGCGTTCAACGGCGCTTTCGTCGGCCACATCGAGGCAATGACGCTGACCCTGAATTTCCGGTCCGTCACGGCGGACGCGGTAAAGCTGGCGGAGCCGCGCAATCACCAGCTTGATTTGCGCGCCGCACAGCAGTATTGGGACAACACCGCCGGAAAATTCGTCCAGCAGGCCGTTAAGCACGTGCTTATGGTCACACCGACGAAGTTTGCCCCCGGCAAGCTGGCCCCCGCCGCGTCCGCGGAAGCGTCCGGGGAGTATGCGGCAACCTATTTCGCAACCTACATCGACGGGAAAAAGGTTCTTGAAATTGACATTATCAATTTCATTTACTACGTAAACGGGACCGACTATCTGGCCGACGTGCGAAAAGCACTTGGAAAGGCATAAGCCCGGCGGGGTTCTCCCCGCTGGGCTTTCTTATGCCCTTCTCTGCATTTGAAATTTGAAATAAAGAACCGGAGGAATCGAACATGAGTGACAACCTGAAAAACACCCTCGCAGAGGGGGCGGAGCAGGCCGCAGGCGCGCCGGAAGCCGTGAGCAATGAAACTACCCCGGCGGAGCAGAAAAAGCCCGTACAGGCTGACACGGGCGTTTATACGCACGTGTTCAAGAGGCCGTTTGAGTATGCCGGAAAGACCTATACCGAACTGACGTTCAATTTTGAGCGCATGACGGGCCGCGACATGGTGGCGATTGAGGACGAAATGCAGATGAACAACGAATACGCCCTTGCGCCTGAAATCTCCCGGAGTTTTCAAGCGAAGATGGCGGCAAAGGCCGCGGGTATCGGAAGCGACGTTCTCGACGCTATGCCATTAAAGGACTTCAATAAGATCACGAACGCGGCAAGAAGTTTTTTAATCGACACGGGCTATTAAAAGGCCCGGCCCGCTGGTGGCGGCGGGAGTGCTTCAAGCTGGCGCAGGCCACGTTTACACCCGTGAACTTCTGGCTTGATATGAACACGACAGAGATCACGGCGTGGATTCGGGAGATTAACGCCGTCACCGCGGAGCAAAGACAGCGCGAAAAGGGGTGAGGATTTGGCGGGGCGAAAGGAATATGAACTTCTCTTCAAACTGCAAGCGGCGCTGGGCGGCAACTTCAACGCGGCGTTTCAGGCCGCGACGAATACCATCAAGCAACAGCAAAACGCCCTTTCAAAGCTGAATTCCATCACCGGGAAGATCGACGCATACAGGAAACAGGAAAGCGCCCTTGAATCGAACCGTCAAAAGCTGGAACGGCTGACCGCGGAGCATGAGCGGTTACAACGGGAGATCAGCGAAACGGAAGAGCCGACCGACGAATTACGGGAAAAGCTGGCCCGGAACGAACGGCAGATTGCGCAGACCACCACGCGGATTGAACAGCAGGAAAGCCGCCTGCAATCGCTGGGCGCTGAACTGTCCGACGCGGGCGTGAACACGGCGAATTTGAGCGAAGAGAACGAGCGGTTACGCAGGACCTATGACCGACTGCGGGAAAGTCAAGAGGAATTGGCGCGGGTCAATTCCGCACTTGAAAAGAATTCCGCCGCGATCTCCGCGACAAAGGGCCAGTTGGCGACTATTACCGGGACGGCGGCGGCGCTGGGCGCGGCGGTTTACGCCGGGCCTGTTCAAGCGTCGATGGATTTTGAATCCGCAATGTCGGACGTGGCAAAGGTTGTTGACGGGCTGAAAGACAGCGGGACGGGAGAGCTTACGCAGGAATATTACAATATGCGTGACGCGATCTTGGACCTGTCAGCAAAAATCCCGATGACGGCAAAGGAACTGACGGAAATTGCGGCGGCGGCTGGTTCGGCTGGCATTGCCAGAGAGGAAATCACCCGTTTTGCGGAGGACGCGGCCAAAATGGGCGTTGCGTTCGACATTTCCGCAGATCAGGCGGGCGAATGGATGGCAAAATGGCGAACGTCGTTCGGCATGACGCAGGACGAAGTTATTTCGCTGTCCGATAAAATCAACTACCTTTCCAACACGACCGCGGCAAACGCAGAACAGATTTCAACCATCGTCACGAAGATTGGACCGCTGGGAGAAGTTGCGGGCTTTGCAAGCGGAGAGATCGCCGCAATGGGCGCGGCCCTTGTCGCGGTCGGCGTAAATGAGGACGTGGCCGCAACCGGAATTAAAAAGGTTATGACGACCATGACCGCGGGAAGCGCCGTGACCACCCGGCAACAGAACGTTCTAAACAAGCTGGGGATTTCCGCGACAGACCTTGCGAACCGAATGCAGGTGGACGCGAAGGGCGCAATTCTGGACTTCATCGACGCTGTAAAGCAGTTGCCGGAGGCGGAACGGGTTGCGGCCCTGAAAGATTATTTCGGTGAAGAATCTGTGGCCGCAATCGCGCCGCTGATTCAAAACGTCGAACTGCTGGAAGATTCCTTCAACAAGGTTGGAGACGCGGCGCAATACGCCGGAAGCATGGAATCGGAGTACGCGGCCCGCGCGGACACAACAGCGAACAAAGTACAGCTTGCGAAGAACAGTCTTTCAAAGCTGGCAATCGTGATCGGTGACGCGTTCCTTCCGCTTGTGTCGGAGGGCGCGGAAAAGTTGTCCGAATTGGTCATCAAACTTTCTGACTTTGCGGCGGAAAACCCGGAGTTGGTGCGGACCATTGCAAAAGTGACCGCCGGACTGCTGGCGTTCAAAGCCGCGGCAACCGTTACGAAGCTGGGATTCCTTGAACTGAAAGGCGGGGTTCTGACCATTCAAAAGGTTATGGCCCTATTCAAAGGACGGACGGCGGTTGCTGGTGCGGAGGCCGTGGGGTTTGCAAGCAAGGTCAAAGGCATTGCAAGAAGCGTGACCGGGTATTTCGGTGGAATCGGAAGCGCCGCGGGCGGCGTAGGCCGCGCGTTCGGGCAGATGTTCGCCGGAACAAGGGTCGGAAACCTGTTTTCCGGGATTACCGGAGCCGCGGGCGGCGTGTTCTCCCGTATGTTTTCAAGCGTGGGAGGACTGGCGACGCGGGCGTTCACCGGAGTTGCGGGGACCATTACCGGGATTTTGGGGCGGGCCGGGGCCGTAGTAGCTGCGGGACCGCTTGGCAAGATCGGAAGCGTGGTTGCAAAGGGATTCGGGAAGCTGTCAACCCTGTTCGGGCCGCTTCAAAAGCTGGGCGGGGCCATTTTGGGACCGTTCAGCGGAATCCTTGGAAAGATTCTGCCCGTGGTGGGCGTTGTTATGCTGATTGTTTCGGCGGTGCAAATCCTCCGGGACAATCTGGACAAAGTGCGTGAAGTGATCGGGCGGGTATTCGGGGAAGCCGGGCTGGTTGTCTTTGACAAGGTGGTTGCGGCGATCTCGAATATCGGGAACACCATCAAGAATATCTTCACGGACGGAAATTTGGGCGGCGCGCGGGACTTCCTGATTAACCTATTCGGGGAGGAAGCAACGGGGGCCATTGACGGGGCGATCACAGTTATTCAAACTGTGTGGAATATCCTTTCGGGGTTCATCGAGTTTGTGAACACCTACGTCCGCCCGATTGTGGAACAACTATTCAATTTCATTGTTCAAACCGTTTTGCCGCAGATCGCGCAGGCGTTCGCGGAGTGGGCACCGACTATCGCTTCCGTTCTGCAAGGGCTGGCAACAGTCGTTTCCACCATTGCAACGGCGATTATGTCGGTGATTCAATTCCTTATGCCAACCATTCAGAACATCATAAGCGTTGCGTTACAGACCATTCAAGGGGTTGTGTCCGGGGCGCTTACCGCAATCAAAGGAATTGTGGACGTGTTCGCGGGCATTTTCACCGGAGATTGGACCCGTGTTTGGGAAGGCGTAAAAGGAATATTCAGCGGCGTTTGGAATTCGCTGAAAAGCATTGCAAGCGGCGCACTGAACGGAATTATCGGCCTTGTGAACGGCGTGATCTCCGGCCTGAACAAGCTGAAAATTCCTGATTGGGTCCCCGGAATCGGAGGAAAGGGAATCAATATCCCGTTGCTTCCGACCTTTGCAAAAGGCACGAAGAACACGCCTGACACGTTCATAGCGGGCGAAGCTGGCGCGGAACTTGTGACCAATGCACGGAACCGGACCGTTTTCAATGCGGCGGAGACGGGAAGCATTTTCCGAAACCTCGCAAACGCGGTAAACACCATTTGGGCGGGCATAAGCGTTCCGGCCCTGCAAATGGCCTATGCGGGCGCGACGGCCCCCAGCGTGTCGGCCCCGTCGGTGACGGCTGGCGCGCGGCAATCGTCGGTTGTAATCCACAGCGCGCCCGTTTTCCACGTGGGAAGCGACGCGCAGGCGGAGGACATCGAAGAAATGTTGCGCAGGCACGACGAAGAGTTGCTGGACCAGATCGACGAACGGCAACGGCAACAGGAGGATGACGAAAGGCGGCGGAATTATGACTAAATACACCACCATAGCCGGGGATATGTGGGACGGAATCGCCTATAAGACACTGGGCGACGAAGCGTACACGGACAAGCTGATGAAGCAGAACCCGGAATACCGCCGCCTTTTCCTCTTCCCCGCCGGAATCGTGCTGACCATACCGGACCCAGACGAAAAGGTTTCGGCGGAGTTGCCGCCGTGGAAGAGGGGGACGGCATGAACGCGCGAAGAACTGTTATCCGCCTAACCTTTGAGGGTGTGGACATATCGGCAGACATCAACAGGAATCTTCTTTCGATGACCTACACGGACAACGAAGAGGATAAAACAGATGATTTACAACTATCCCTTGACGACCGGGAGGGCGTATGGCTGGGAAACTGGCTGAATACGCCCTCCGCGTCAAAGGGCGCGGAAATCTCCGCCGTGATCGTTCAAAAGAACTGGGAATCCGACGGAAAGGACCGGGTTCTTGACTGCGGCGTGTTTGAAATAGACACTGTGGACGGGTCCGGCCCACCCGCAAAAGCGACGATCAAGGCAGGGTCAATCCCCTATTCCTCCACCATACGGACGCAGAAAAAGACGAAAGCGTGGGAGAACTACACCCTTTCCGGTATTGCAAATGAGATCGCGGGGACGAACGGCCTTACCTGTATGTTTGAATCCGCGTCAAATCCGTTCTACCCCCGGAAAGAGCAAATGCAGGAATCCGACATCACGTTTTTACAGCGTCTTTGCAAGGCCGCTGGAATCTCGCTGAAAGTCACGGCAAAAATTATCGTGCTTTTCGACGCGGCGGACTATGAGCAGAAAGACGCGGTGCGGACCATCCAACGCGGGAGCGCGGACGTGGGAAACTGGTCATTTTCAACCAGCTTGCATGACGCGTCTTACAGCAAATGCCACGTGTCCTATACGGACCCGAACACAGGAACGACGATTGAATATACCTACACCCCGCGGGACGCGGACGAAAGCGGACAGGTCCTTGAAGTCAACGAAAAGGTTTCCACCCGCGAAGAGGCCCGGCAACTGGCAATGAAGCGGTTGCGGCAGAAGAACAAGGGCGAATTCAAAGCGTCGTTCAAGCTGGCCGGGGACTTGCGCCTTGTAGCTGGGGTTACGGTGCAGGTTGCGGGGTACGGCGCGTTCGATGGGAAATACATCATCGAAACGGCAACGCACAGCATTTCGCGGAGCGGGTACAAAACCGACGTGACCTTGCGGCGGGGTTTGGAGGGCTACTAATGAGCGAATTATCAGTTTTGAAAAATATTGTGCGGACGGGCTGGGTTTCCTCCGTCAATGAGGCGGAGCGAACCGCACGTGTCACATTTCGAGACAAGGGGCAAGAGCCGATTGTCTCCGGGAATTTGAAGGTGCTGAAAAACCCGCCCTTTATTCCGGCCAAAAACGCCCCGCAGAGGACAGAAGAAGAAAGCGGCGGAGGCGGAGACGCGGCCTTTGCCTCCCACAGTCACGCCGTCATAATCAAACCGTGGCTACCGTCTCCGGGCGACTATGTGCTTTGTATCTACCTTCCGACGGATGACGGCGACGGGTTCGTGATCGGGGGTATTTAGTCTATGGCGACGATTGGAAATTGGGGAGACTTTACCTTTTACGTTTCCCGGTCCTCTATCAAGACGTTTGACGATTTGAAATGGGAAAGTTCGGTGAAGTATGCCACGCATGAAAGACACCTGAAGGAGCCTCTTTTGGAGTTCACCGGGCAGGACGTGGAAAGTATGACCTTTACCATGTTCTTTTCCGCGTTTTTGGGCGTGAACCCGATTTCAGAGGTTGCGAACCTGCTTCAAACCATGCGCAGGGGCGAAGCCCATTACCTGATTATCGGGCCGAAAGCCTACGGGACGAACAAGTGGGTTATCACGAAACTTTCAAATTCCTTGAAGCGGTATGACAGGTGGGGAAACCTGCTTGTCGCGTCGGTCAATGTCACCATGCAATCATATTCCAGCAGATAGGAGGGGCGGAACATGGCCTATACAGTAAAAGCGTTCGCCCTTGAAGCGGTCAACCTTGCGCCGGAAAGCACGCTTGAAGAGATTTTGCAGAACGTGGCGGTCATCATATCAACGCCGAAATTCTCCGTCCCTCTGGAAAGGGGGCTGGGGCTGTCGCAACGCTTTATTGACAAGCCGATTCCGGCGGCACAATCTATCCTAATTTCGGAGGTCATGGAGGCAATCAGCGCGTTTGAGCCGCGGGCGGAGGTTGAAAACGTGACCTTTGAACTGGGAGACACGCCGGGGTCAATGATTCCAGTTGTGGAGGTGAATATCATTGCCGACGAATAGGAGTTACCCGGACATTTCCTTTGTGGAGACGGACACGGAAACCATTGCAAACGCCCTGATTCGAGGGTATGAGACGTTCACGGGCCGCACGCTGTACCCGGCGGACCCGGCGCGCCTATTCATTTTGTGGGTGGCCGATATTATCGTTCAAGAGCGGGTCAATATTGACTTTTCGGCCAAACAGAACGTGCCGCGGTATGCAGAGGGCGAATATCTGGATTCCCTTGCGGAACTGTTCAAGGACACTTACCGATTGGAGCCGGAAAAGGCGCGAACGACTTTGCGCTATACCCTGTCAATCGCACTGGACGGGCCGACGACCATTCCGGCGGGAACCCGCGCCACACCGGACGGGGAAATTGTGTTTGCCACGACGGAGGACCTGACGATTCCAGCGGGCAAGCTGTCCGGCGACGTGGAAGCGGAGTGCGCACAGGCCGGAGAAATTGGAAACGGGTTCATTCCGGGGCAGATCAAACAACCCATTGACGTTTTCCCCTACTTTCAAAGCGTGGCAAACACCACAGAGAGCGAGGGAGGAGCCGACGAAGAGAACGACGCGGCGTTCTATGAGCGTATGCGGGAGAGTGTCGAAACATTTTCCACCGCGGGACCGCTGGGCGGCTATGAATACTACGCAAAATCCGCGTCGGCCCTGATTGCAGACGTGAAAGCGACTTCCCCGGAGCCGGGGAAAGTAGACGTGCGGGTTCTGCTGGTGGGCGGCGCATTACCGGAAAAAGAAATGCTGGACACCGTAGCGGGCATTTTGAGCGCCGACAATGTGCGGCCATTGACCGACTATGTAACCGTTCAAGCGCCGGAAACGGTGGAATATGACATCGACGTGACCTACTACACGCAAGAGGGCGGCGCGCTGTCCGATGAAGTGATTTCGGAGAACGTAGCCGCGGCGGTGCAGAAGTTCAAAACGTGGCAGGCCGAACGCATGGGGCGGGACGTGAACCCGTCCTATTTGATTCAACTGCTGATGGAAGCCGGGGTGAAGCGCGTTGAAGTGCGGTCCCCGGCCTTTACCACCGTTGCAGACAACGCCGTTGCGCAGATCGGGGAAACCTCGATTGTGAACGGGGGTGCGGAGAGTGAATGACAATGACCTGTATTCGGGGGACTTTACCCGCGCCCTCCCCCCTGTCCTGAAAAACGACCCGAATATGCTTGCCATTGCAACGGTGATCGCGGAGCAGTTGCAGGCGACGGCACAGCAGATCAGGAAAAATATCATTTACGCCCGGATTGACGAACTGGAAGAACCGATTCTTGATATTCTGGCCTATGACCTTCACGTGGATTGGTACGATTATTCCTATCCGCTGGAAGTGAAGCGGCAGACCATCAAAGACAGCGTGAAAATTCACCGGAAGTTGGGGACAAAATACGCCGTCGAAACCGCGCTGGGGGCCGTGTACCCCGGAACGAAGGTCAAGGAATGGTTCGAGTACGGCGGGAAGCCGTATATGTTCAAAGTCATCATAGGCGCGACAGATTCGGGCGTTTCGGCGGACCGGCAGGCGGCGGTTTTGGAGCGGGTGCGCTTTTATAAAAACCTCCGGTCCCATTTGGAGGCGATCAGCTACCAGATCGAGAAGCGGGCAACCGTTTTCGCCGCGGCGGTGCATTCCGTGGGCGTGCGGCTTGAAGTGTTCCCGTATCTTGCGGAGGACATCGAGGAAGAAGCCCGCGTGCAGGCCGGAGCCGCCCACACGTTCGGGGTGCGCGTGGATATTTACCCGCACGTTTACCGGAAAATGAACACCGAATGGCGCGTACAGTGCGCCGGGTACATTCAGCAGACGGGGAAACTTGAAATCTTCCCACAAAATAGAACGGAGGCGTAACAATGGCAGAAATCGAAAATACATACGGAAGCATTGTGACCGACGTAGGCGTTCAGCTTATCACACAAGCTGTCATGGAGGGCCAGAAGGTCAATATTGTAAAGCTGGCCGTCGGTGACGGCGGCGGAAGCTATTACAAGCCGGATTCCACCATGACCGCGCTAAAGGGGGAAAAATGGCGCGGGGACGTGACCCGCGTTGAGGTCAACGAACAATCCCCGAATATGATTGACATTGTGGCTGTGGTCCCCTCCGACGTGGGCGGGTGGACTATTCGGGAAATGGGCGTGTTCGACGATGACGCGGAGGGGCCGCACATGATCGCCGTATGCAACACACCGGACACGGAAAAAGTCATCATCACCAGCGGAGCCGCCGGGGAAATCGAACTGACTATGCACATCGAGGTTTCCAACACGGGCGCGATCTCTTTTGTCATCGACCCGAACGTGGTTACGGCCACAAAGAAGGACATTGAAACCCACAATGCTTCCGCCGCGGCCCACAAAACGGAGTTTGACAAGAAAGCGGATGTTACCGACCTAAATTCCCACGTCAACAACAGCGATATTCACGTGAACCCCACCACAATGGGGAACTACGACACCGCAATTTCTGGCCTGATTGACCACACGGAGGACACGGACATTCACACCACGGCAGAGGAAAAGGCCGGGTGGAGCGCGGGAGCGGAGCAGGCGGCGCAGGCCGCGGCGGACGCGGCGGAGGCGCTGGCCGCGATTGCAGGGCTGGAAAGCCGCGTTTCCCGCGTGGAAGATGGCCTGTTCGAGAATATCACCGGAAACCCGTACCTTGTGCAATTTGATTCCCTTGAAGGGGTTGTAATGACAAAGGGCATTTGGAACGCGGAACGGAACCGAATTGAATGTTGACGGAATTTGCGTGTACCCGGCGGGAACTGTCCTGTATTCTTGGAAACCTGTTTGTGGAGATCGAACCGCCCTGCGAGGCGTGCGCCTCTGACGCTGACGAACTGACGATTAGAGGGCGGACGTACACCGGAGCGCGGGCGGTTCTGACTGTCACAGAATGGGGATTCCGGTTCGAGGGGGACCCGGCGGAGATTGAGAAAATCCGGGAAAGGCGGTGCTTACTGCGTGGCAGATGAAAAAGAGTTCGTCATCATTGTAAAGGCAAAGGATTTAGTCAAGCACACGTTCAAGATGGCGACCGCGAAGCGGTTTCCGAATAAATACCGATTCACGATTGCAAACCGGGTTTGCGATCTTGTGCTTGACATCTTCCAGCACGTACAGGAGGCGAACGAACTTGACGTTTCCGACCCGCAGGAATTCCGGGAACGGCAGTACGAACAGAAAAAGGCGTTGACGGAGTGAAAAACCGCCCTGTTTCTGGTGGAGCTTTCCCACGAATGCAAGCGGATTTCCGCGGAGCAATGCGCCGCATGGTCAAATTATATCCTTGACGTAAAGCGCATGACAGCAAAGTGGAAAAAGCAGGACCGGGAGCGGTTCGCCGCCCTGCAACAGAAAAGAGGGAACGCGCCGCGGCGGTGATCGCCGGGGCGTTTTTCTTGGGGTACGGCTTGTAGCGTCCAACTCTTACAACGTCCGCAACGTCAATTCCTCCGGCGCTTTGAACTGGAACAATGCGTACAACGGCAACAGGGGCGTTCGCCCGCTCTGGTGGAATACCGCGAAATGAGTAAGCCGAACGGCTGAAAACAGAGGACCACCATCAAAGGAAGCCGTATCCCTCCGCCGTGGTGACAGCACGACGGTAAATACAAGATTGGTGAAGCAAGGCCCACGGGAACCAGCTTCCGCCCCGCCGCGGGCGCGTGGTGGGGTCCGATGATGAAGCATTGCGACGGCAGGCGCGACGTGCCTGCGACCGCCGCAAGGCGGATTCTATACACGGCAAGGAGCAATTTTTTATTATGCAACAAACGCAATTCGAGCGGGTCCATGATTTCGGGAACCTGTACGCAGGGTTTCTAAAGGCCCGCCGGGGCAAGAGGGGAAAGCCCAGCGTGGCAAAGTTTGAAGCTAACCTGTTGGAAGCCCTCTGCCTGCTGTCAATCATGCTGAAAAACAAGACCTACACCGTGTCGGACTATTTCGTTTTCCGGGTGTATGAGCCGAAAGAACGTATTGTAATGACAAACGCGTTCAAGGACAAGGTTGTTCAGCACTCTTTATGTGACAATGTTTTAGAGCCTGCATTTTCCCGGACCTTTATCCGCGACAACTACGCGTCGCAAGAGGGCCGCGGGACCCACGACGGACTGTATAGACTGGAAGGGTTTATGCGGTCCTATTATTTTGAGCGGAAAGCGCGGGAGGAACAACGGTGCCGGGAGGAGGGGTTGCCGCGGCCCGACCCGCGCGCCGCCCATTATGCGGACGGCTGGGTTCTGAAATGCGACATCACAAAGTATTTCTACTCGATTCAGCATGAACCGCTGAAACGCATGGTGCGTCAATTTATCCACGACCGGGACGTTCTGTGGCTGGTTGACATGATAATTGACAGCACCGAAAACCCCGGAATTCCCATTGGGAACCAGACTTCACAATGGTTCGCGGTCATGTACCTTTCGGGACTTGACCATTTCATAAAAGAAAAGCTGGGAATCCGGTATTACGGAAGATATATGGACGACTTCTATTTAATCCATGAGGACAAGGAATATTTGCAGTATTGCCTCCGGGAAATTCAAGCGTATGTGGCCCGGCTGGGGCTGACGCTGAACCACAAAACCAACATTTTCCCGTTGCGCAACGGCATTGATTTCTTGGGATTCCATACGTATTTGACCGATTCGGGCAAAGTAGTTCGCAAGGTTAGGAGGGCAAGCAAGAGCAATGAGAAACGGAAGCTAAAGAAACAGCGGGCGTTACTGGACAAGGGAAAGATCACCCTTGCGGCAATCGAACAGTCTTACGGAAGCTGGCGGAGCCACGCGGAAAAGGGCAACTGCTATCACCTTATCCGGGAAACGGACCAGATTTTCAGAATCCTATTCCCCGAAAGCGTATGGCTGAACGGGAAGCGAAAAGCGAGAACCGACGGAGAAAGCTATTTCTGCGGCTACCTCGCAAGCCCCGAAGAAGTGCGCAACACGCTTTCGGAGGGAGAAAAACAGACAAGGAGTGAACGAACATGGCAAAGGCGTTAAGTTCGCTTGCCGCGGGCGCGCTGGTAAAGGACACCGGAACGCTCTACAACGGCAAGGCGATTGTTTGGAAGATCGCGGACAAGAACCATGCGGGCTACCCCGCAAATTCCGTCACGCTGATTACTGAACGCATTATTTCACTGAAATGCTTTGACGCTATCGAGAGCGGCAACAGCGACAGCGACCGGAAACGCTACGGAAATAACCGCTGGATTTATGCCAATATCCGCCAATGGCTGAACAGTCAAGCGGCGGCGGGTCAGTGGTATTCGGCCCAGCACGGGCAGGACGCGCCGCCCAGTAACGCGAACGTGTGGGAAAACTACAACGAATACCAGCAGGAAGCGGGGTTTTTAGCGGGGTTCTCCGCGAACTTCCTTGCCGCCCTGCTGACCACCACCCACACCGTCGGCAAAGCGCAGGTGGACGGCGGCGGAACGGAGAGTTGCACGGACAAAATCTTCCTTGCGACCTGTACGGAAGTGGGCTTGTCCGGCGACGTGACCGCCGGAAGCAAACTGGCCATATTCAGCAACGACGCTTCCCGGCAGGCGAAGCCGACGGCGGAGGCGGTCAGCAAGAGCGAGTACACAAACAGCAGTTTGAATGCAAATTCGCCTTGGTACTGGTGGTTGGCGGATGCCTACGCGTCCGACTCTTGCTACGTCCGCGGCGTCAATTCCTCCGGCGCTTTGGGCTGGCGCAATGCGTACGTCGGCTACTGGGGCGTTCGCCCGCTTTGTAATATCAAATCTGACATCTTGGTATCTGACAACCCGGATTCGGACGGCGCATACACAATCATTTGGAACCGCGCCCCCTCCGCCCCGTCCACAATCACGGTCCCGGAGACGGTGCGCGGCGGGTCCACCCTTGAAATTAGCTGGGGGACCTCCACCGACGCGGACGGGAACCTGTCGGGGTACATTTTGGAGCGTCAGAACAACGGCGGAAGCTGGGCGCAGGTCTACAAGGGAATCAACCGGAATTACACGGACAATATCACCTTTGGTTGGACAAGCGTTGCATACCGGGTCCGGGCATACGACAGCGCGGGCGCGGAATCGGCCAACACCACAAGCCCGACCCGAACCGTGGTGAACAACACGCCGCCAACGATCAGCGGGAGTGATTCGGACCTTGGGGCAAAGACCGGGGCGTTCTCGCAGGCGTACACGGTTACGGACGTAGACAGCGGCCAGACGATCACCGTTGTTGAGAAGATCGACGGCGTGCAAAAGCGGTCCTACACGGCGACCAGCGGGCAGGAATACACGTTCAACGTGACCGCGGACGAATGGGTGAAGCTGTCCAATGGGTCCCACACGCTGACGATCACGGCAACGGACAATTACGGCGGAGCCGCGACCCGGACTTATACGTTCAGCAAGAACGAAACGGAAATTGAAATCACCCTTGCAACACCGCTTCCGGCGGACGCTATGATTACAAAAGCAATTATGAGCGTCACCCGGCAGATTCCCGCGGGCGCGGAATTCACCGTGGAAGTGTGCAACAACGGAAACGACGATTCCCCGACGTGGGAGGACGTGACGCAGGCCGTCAACAGCGGAAGCAAGTTCTTCCTTTCCAATGAGGAAAAGACGGCGGAAAACTGGGGGTTCAACTTCCGAATCAAGGTGAAGCGCAACAGCGCAAGCGGGGATTGCTTTATTTCTTCTGTGGGAGGGAATTTTGAATGAGCGTACAGCACAAGGAAGATAGTATTCGGAATCTGCGGCTTGTCCGGCTTGGCATTACACCGCCGGAGGACTGGACAGACGTTGCGCAGGTGCGGGCCACGAAAAAAGAGGAAATGGGGCTTGCCTGTTCCGCGGCGATCTACGCCGGAATCGACGTGGCCGGAAAGCATTACAGTTTGACGGAACACGACCAGACAGAAATCCTGACCCAATATACGTTTGTCAAAGAGGGAGCCGAAGCGGTCCCCTACCACGCGGACGGGGAACTTTGCCGGATGTTCACGGCGGAGGAATTCACCGCGATTTCGGAAGCGGCAACGGCCCATATCTTCTACCACCGGACCTATTGCAACCACGTGAACGCGTGGATTGCGAGAGCCGGGCTTGACGAACTGGAAGAAATCAGCTATGGGGCGGAACTTCCGGCGGACCTTGCGGAAAGCATGGCCGCAATGATCGAAGCCGCGGGCGGTGGCGCAACATGAAACGCGTGTTGACCATTTGGGCCGCGCTGGGGTGCGTATATGTGGCCCTTGAAACCTGCTTCCGGGGGTACTCACACCCGTCCATGCTGATTGTCGGCGGGCTTTGCGGGGTGCTTGTGGGGGCAATCAACCAGCGGCCCGGATTCTACCGCGCCCCGGTCATCGTTCAATCGGTGGCCGGGGCGTTGATCGTGCTTGCGGTGGAGTTCGTGAGCGGGTGCGTCCTGAACCTATGGTTAGGGCTGGACGTATGGGATTACAGCAATCAACCGGGAAATCTGCTGGGGCAGGTTTGCCCGGCGTTCGGCCTGCTGTGGTTTCTTATCATGCCCCTTGCAATTTGGGCGGAGGACACGGCCCGGTTTCTGATATGGGAATATGAACGGGCGGTTTACGGGGAAAGCGGAGAGCCGCCCGACGTTGAACCGTATTCGCTGAAAAGCGTTTACAGCGATTTTATCCACGGGAGGTAGAGGGCGTGACAGTAAACGAATTACTTTCCGGGGGCGGAGTTATTGGGGCTGTTGTTGTGCTTCTGGCGCTTGTAGAAATCTCCCCTATCAAAATCAACCCGTGGTCGGCCATTGGAAAAGCAATCGGGCGGGCGATCAATGGGGACGTGATCGAAAAGCTGGAAGCTACGCGGAAAACCCTTGATGACCATATCAGGACAGACGACGCGAGAAACGCGGATATGCACCGGGCCGCGATCTTGCGGTTCAACAACGAACTTTTAAGGGACATTCCCCACACGCGGGAAGAGTTCATAGAGGTTTTAAGCGAAATTGACTTTTACGAACAGTATTGCGAAAGTCACCCGGACTACAAAAACAACCGCGCCGTTCACGCGGTTGCCAATATCAAGCGGGTGTACGACGACCGCTTGATTAAACACGATTTTTTATGAAAGGCGGTGCGGGACGTGCAGTACATCATAAGCGCCGCCGCCGGGCTTGCGGGCGGAATTGCCGCGGTCCTCCTATTCGGGGGACGGCGAAGCCGCCGGAAGAAGGAGCAGAACCGCCGGAAGATCGAATTTTCAAAGCTGGTTCTTTCGGCGGTGCTTTTGACCTATTTTGCAGGGTTTATCGTCGGCGCGCGGGCCGTCATTCTGGACCCCAACCAATTAGGCGTGTTTCTTGCCTACGTAGGGACCCCGGCGGCAACGGCTATCGGCTTTTATTCGTGGAAAGCAAAGGCGGAAAACGTTGTGAAGATCAAGCAGGCGAACCCGACGGCGACGGAGGGAATACCCGTGGACCTGAACAATATTCAGCCATAGCGGAGGAACACCAATGACACAGGAACAGAAAGCATTTATCGAGCGGGTGGGCGCGCTGGCCGCCGCAGATATGCAGAAAAGCGGCGTGCTTGCCTCCCTGACTATCGCACAGGCGATCTTGGAAAGCGGCTGGGGCAAATCCGGCTTGACCGTCAAGGCAAACGCCCTGTTCGGTATCAAGGCCGGGACAAGCTGGAAGGGCCGCGTTTACAGCGCGAAAACGCAAGAGTGTTACGACGGCGTGAACTTTACCACCGTGACGGCCCTTTTCCGGGCATACGACAGTTGGGAAGAGAGCGTGGCGGACCATTCGGCGTTACTCACGGGCGCGGCCCGGTACAAAGCCGTCATCGGGGAGCGGGACTATAAAACCGCTTGCCGGGCGATCAAGGCGGCGGGCTATGCCACGGACCCGCAGTACGCGGACAAGCTGATTCGACTTATCGAATCATACGGCCTGACGGCCTACGACGGCGCAGGACAGGCGGTCACGGGCGGCGTGTCAAATACCACGGCGGGGGCAGAAAGCCCCGCAGACGCGAAGGGAGACGGGAAAATGAAAGCGTCTGAATTCATTGAGAAACTGCAAGACATCGTAGACCATTACAAAACCCTTTATGTCATGGGGTGCTTTGGCGCGCCCCTGACCGGGGGCAACGTGTCCCGGTATTGCACAAACCACAGCTATAACAAGCAGGCGGCGCGAACGGCAATGATTAAGGCCGCGGCGAACAAGAACCCGCCTGTCTACGGGTTCGACTGCGTGTGTCTGATTAAAGGCGTGCTGTGGGGCTGGTGCGGCGACGCGTCCAAAACCTACGGCGGCGCGTCCTATGCCTCCGGCGGCGTGCCGGACATCGGGGCCGACACGATGATTACGAAGTGTTCCGGCCTGTCAACCGATTTCAGCAGGATTGTTCCGGGGGAAGCTGTGTGGCTGAAAGGTCACATCGGCGTTTACATCGGCGGCGGAAAGGTGATCGAGTGTTCCCCGGCGTTCAAGAACTGCGTGCAGGTGACGGCGTGCCTGAATATCGGCGCGATCTCCGGCCTGAACGGGCGCAGGTGGACCAAACACGGGAAGTTGCCGTATATCACCTACGACACCGCGGAGACGGCCACAGGCGGCGCAGGAACGACCACAAAGCCCGGCGGGGCCTCCAATACCTCCGGCGGGCTGGCGTTCTCTGTGGGCGACGTGGTGCAGTTTACGGGCAACGCGCATTACACCAACGCAAACGCGGCCAGCGGGAAAGCGTGCAAGCCGGGCAAGGCGAAAGTCACCATGATTTCAAAGGGCGCAAAACACCCGTACCACCTTGTCAAAGAGAGCGGCGGCGGGTCCACGGTTTACGGCTGGGTTAACGCGGCGGACGTGCAGAGCGAGGCGGACGCGGCCATTGACAAGCTGGCCGGGCTGGGGGTCATCAACTCCCCGGACTACTGGAAAAACGCCGTCGCCGCCGGAACGGTGCAATACCTCGACTTACTCTTTATCAGCGCGGCGGAGCATATCACAAAGGCCGGGCCGCGGTGCGCGACGGTGCAGGCGGGCGTTGACGCGCTGGTGAAAGCGGGCGCGATCAACTCCCCGGACTACTGGTTGCAGAATTACGGGAAATTGCAGAGCCTCGACCTGCTTCTTTGCGCGCTGGGCGGGGCCGTGTAAAAAATGAAAGGAGAAACGAAGCTATGAACATCATTCAATTTCTGGTTGCGAACTGGGACAGCGTTCTTGTGGTCCTCGCGTTCCTTGTGCTGGTTGCCGTGCTTATCAAGCGGGGCGAAACAAAGATTCTGAAACAGATTCTTTTTAACCTTGTGACGCAGGCCGAAAAGCAATTCGGAAGCGGCACGGGGTCCCTGAAATATGCCGCCGTCGCGGATTGGATTTACCAGAGAATCCCGGCCATTTTGAAACTGCTGTTCACGTCGAAGGATATTGAAACCATGATTGAAAGCGTGCTGGAAGAGGCGAAAAAGGCGTGGGGTACAAACGAGAACCTACAAGGGTACATCGAAACGCCCACCGTGGAAAACCTGCTGGCCGCTGGCGTGGAGATTCAGGAAGTCAAAGCCGCAGACAAAGAGAATTAAACCGTCCGATTCGGACAGAAACGAAGCCCGCCGGGGGTCATTCCCCGGCGGGCTTTTTTGTTTACTCCATTGCGCTTTCGATACTATCGCACGCGGAAGAGATGGATTCAATCGCTTCATCAATGCTGTATGAGGCAGATTCAGACTGTTCATAGCGTTCTGAACCTTGCAGACTTTCGGGCATATTCTCCCGGCTTTCGTCCTCTTCCTCTTTGATGGATTCGAGTTCGTCAGAGAGGGCGGACAGCTTATCGAAGATTTCTTGAAGGGCCTTACGGCGGATTTTGTTCATATCAATTCCCCTTTCTCTGCTGGGGCGGGCGGCGGTTTACGCCGCCCGCTTTTATCTTACACGCGGACCGTGGACACATCAAGCCGGAACGCGAGGTCAAGGACCTTTGCACGGGTGGCGGCGTTGCGCTGAACGGCCCCTTCCAGCGTGGCCCGGACCCCGGCGGGGGCAAGAGACAGGCCGTAGGCAATCAGGCGATCTTCCGCCGCTTTCAGGTCGGAGCGGGCGGAAAGCAGGGCCGCTTCCAGACCAGCGGCGGCGATCAATGCGGCGCATTCGTCGTTTGCCTTTTCAAAGGCCGCGTCGTCGTCCATGCAGTACAGGAATTCAGGAACGGAGCCGTCCGGGTTGACAATGCCGTTGTCGGAAATGTACTTCTTTTCGATGGCCTCTTGCTGGGATTCCACTTCCTGAACGCGGGCTTTTGCGTTCATGTAGGATTTCTGGACTTTATTCATGGTTCTTTTCATTTTGAAAACCTCCGTTCGTTTCGCTCTTTCTGATTATGATTATATACTAACGTTAGTATAAAGTCAAGAGGGAAAACGAAAAAATTTGAAAAAGATTTGCGCCGCCGTGGGAGGTCGGCGGCGCATGGTCAATCGGTATTTTCGATCAGGCGCATAATGCGAAACACCAGATCGCGGGCGGACGCGTCCGTGGTCCGCTCCGAATAGCGGCCCAGCGCGCCCAGCAAGCGGGCCTTGTATGCGTCAACCTCCGTCGGTATCTTCACCCCGTAGCGGGTTTCGTAGCACTCCCGGCAAAGGAAAGGGGCGTTTGCGGTGATTGCACCGTTGCTTTCGTCGGTATACTGGTACGCCCGGCAACTGCAAAGGGGATTTCCGCAAGCCTCACACCGCCCCGCAAACTTGCGGGAGCGGGTGCGGGCCGTCCGGGTCATGCGGTGGGGCTTATTCGCCACGGAGCCGCCGCCTCCCTTCTTTAGCGGAAGGAACGCAGAAAGAAGCAATTTCCGCCGCTTTTGCGATCTCTGCGTTCATGCGGTCAAACATAACAGACAGGGAGAATGCGGGGCATTTCCGGGAGGTCGTGGGGTAGGTGCTATAAAGCCCAACATAATCGCCCTTGTTGGTATTTTGGAGCGTGCCGCCGTGCTGGTTGTTGACGGTTGCAGTAAAAACGGCGTAATCGGCCAAAATGTCGATCAGTTGTGCGCGGGAATAGCCCTTATATGATTTCATTGCGATTCCTCCATTCTTTGAAAAGGGGCGGCGGCTTGCGCCGCCCCGGTTGTTTATCCGGCCACGAACACGCCCAGCGCGGAGCCGCCCGCGGACCGCCAGCCGCGGCGGTGAATGTCGGAGAGGCGGACCCGTTCGGGATGGTCCGGGCAGTCATCCCAGAGAATCCACGCGAACACGCCGCCGCGGAAGAACCGCCCGTCGGGGACATCTTCAAAGCCGATGACCGTTCCGCCCTCCACAGGGTAGCAGGCACCGCAGACGCGTTCGACGCGCTGGCCGATCATCACAATCACGGTGCTATCGTCGGCGGGCTGGGAAATGGTGACGACGTTAGAGGGGGCCACGTCCTCCGCGGGAGCGGAAACGGTGGATTCCTCCGCGGCGGGGGCCTCTTCCTCCGGCTGAACCTCGCATTCAGCACGGAAAACCGGGGCCATAGAATAGCGGTCGGGAATGATGTATTCGCCGCGGTCGTCGCAGAACAGCTTTGCCCGGCGGGTTTTGCCGTGACGCTCAAACGTGACGGTTTTTTCGGTGCGCTTGATGATCTTGATAGTAAAAATGCAATCGTAATTGCAGGCGCTACGGTCGAAGTATTCCTTGCCAATTTCAAACTTTTTCATGTGATTACCTCCCATATATGAAACCAGAAGTTGAAGTGTTGTTGTTACCGTGTCGGACCCATTTTCGTGTCGGCCCGTAAGGTTGGCCGTCGCTGAACTCTACGCCCCAGCGACCGGGCGGCTTGTGTTCCCTCTTTCTGATTATGATTATATACTAACGTTAGTATAAAAGCAAGATGGGAAAATGCACAAATATACTCACGTTAGTATGTGCAAGTTTTATACTTGCGTTAGTATCTGGCGCGTGGTACAATAAGCAAAACACAAAGGAGGTTTCGGAATGGCTGGGAAATATGAAACGCCGCGGGGACAGGCGGCGACGAATGCAAAGCGAAAATATAACGCGGAAAACTATGATCGGATTTATCCGATGGTGAAGAAAGGGAAAAAGGCGGTCTATCAGGCCGCGGCGACCGCCGCGGGAATGTCGCTGAATGAGTGGATAGAAACCACGCTTGACGCGGCGGCAAAGAATGGAGCGGAAAATGGATAACTACACCGTAGCGTTTCACCCGCGGTTCGAGGAAATGGCCGCGGAACTCGCGGAACTGGAAGAAGAAAGAACCAACCTTGCCCTGCTGATGGGCCGCGAAGCGTTCGAGCGGGTGCGGGAGATCGTAGAAGCACAGCCGCGCGAAAAGTGGGCCGCGTTCTATGGGACTATCCGAGAAGCTGTGTGCGGCGGGGCGGACTTCTCCGGTGCGCGAACACTGGATGACATCGGGGCGGAATATGCGAGATACGTTATAGACAAAATGTTTCGATGACAAAAGCGGCGGGCATTACGCCCGCCGCTTTGCTGTCTGGTTCAATTTTCAGTATATACGTATGTTCCACCCTCTGTTAAATCAATGCTTCCGACGGGAGCGGGAACCGTGCCGTCGTTGTCAATGGTCCCGTAATCGGCGTGAATGGTATTGGAGCCAGTGAAGCAAATCCCGGTCCCGTCGTCGCAGATGATCGAAACCCAATTATAGCCGCTGTCCTTCACAACGCTTTCGGCAAACTCCCGGAAGTTCTCTTCTGTGATCTCTTCAAGCTGGGATTTCATAATACGAATGTGGGCGCGCTGGCCGACGACATCACCGTTCCCGCTTTTCAGGTCCGTTACAATGGGGTCATAGTCCATTAAGACATTATGCTTGACGGCCTCCGGGTAAAGCATATCTTGACCAGAATAGACGGTTTCAACCACACCGTCGGACAAGGTGACATCAAGAGAATTGCCGCCGAAATACACGGTATAAACGCCGCCGCTTTCAGAAATACTTGTGACCTTTTCGTTCAGGCCGCAGGAAGCAAGGACAATGAAAACTTCATCGGCCTGTTCCGGCGTAATCCCCATGTCGGCCCGGATGGTATTCATAGAATCCGGGTAAAAGTCATATTGGGCGGACAACTCTTCTGATTTGGGCGTGTCCAGATCGACAAGGACACCGCCGCAGGCGGAAAGGGACGCGGCCAGCGAAACCGCGGCCAGCAGAGCAAGAAATCTTTTCGACATTTGGAATCCTCCATTCCGCCGTCCGGTGTACCGGGCGGCATTGTATTTTGAGGAAAGAATCTTCACCGTGCTTTCTGTGATTCTGACCTTTAACACAATTATTAACAAGCCGCGTGTTAAAGTCAAGAAAAATGCGAAACTTTAACACACGGGGAGGAAGAAAAATTGAAAATATACGATTACAAGGGCCGGAAGAACCTATGTGGAAACCGGGTGAAAGAGGCGCGGGCGCGGCTGAAAATCAATCAAGCGGACCTTGCCGCCCGGTTGCAGGTTGCGGGAATCACGATGGAGCGGGACAGCGTGAGCCGAATTGAGATCGGAACACGATTCGTCACAGATTATGAACTTGTGGTTCTGGCAAAGGTGCTGGGCGTGTCTATGGAATGGCTTGCAGAGCAGGAAGAGAATTGAAAAGAATACTTGCGTTAGTATAAAAAACGTGTTATAATGCCCGAAAAGGCGGAGGGAACCCCGCGGAAGAAAGAAATACGAAAGCCCGCCCGGATTGGGCGGGCTTTCTCCATACGGAGGGCCAGACGATGGGACATTGCTTTAGTCACCTGACAAAATACGACCGCTACAAGCTGGAAGCTATGCTGAACATGAAGTGTTCAAAAAAACAGATCGCGGAGGAACTGCACGTTCATGTTAGCACGATTTACCGGGAGATTAAGCGCGCCCGCTGGCAGTATTTAGACGGGGACACGTGGATTGTGGAAGATCGCTACAACCCGGACGGAGCCGAAAAAAGATACCGGGAAAACCTTGCCGCAAAGGGCGCGCCCCTGAAAATTGGGAATGATTATGAACTTGCGGACTATATCGAACGGAAAATTCTTGACGAAGATCGTTCACCCGCCGCGGCCCTCGCTGACATCAAGTTAGAGGGGAAGGCGTTCAAAACGTCAATCTGCGTCAGTACGCTTTACAGCTATATCACGAAAGGGGTTTTTATGTCCCTGACCAACGCAGACTTGCCGGAGAAGCCAAAAAGGAAGCGCCCCTATCGAACCGTGAAAAAGACCGGGAAACGGCAAAACGGGAAGAGCATTGATAAGCGCCCGGAAATAGTGGACCAGCGAACCACGTTCGGGCATTGGGAGGGGGACACGGTTTACAGCAAAAAAGACGGGTCAAAAGCCCTGCTTGTACTGACAGAGCGTTTGACCCGATGGGAAATTATTGCAAGAATCAAGGACCGGACCGCGAACAGCGTAATAAAGGCGCTGGACCAGATCGAACGGAGATTCGGCGCGGACCTTTTTGCAAAGGCGTTCCAGACGATCACGTTCGACAACGGCGGGGAGTTCTCCGACGTGGAGCGGCTGGAACGGTCCGCCGTGCGGAAGGGTCGGAGGCGGACGACGGCCTATTTCTGCCACCCGTATTCCTCTTATGAACGCGGGTCCAACGAATGCCAGAACAAAATGATTCGCCGGAAGTTTCCAAAGGGAACGGATTTCGGAGCCGTGAGCGCCGCCGCGGTGAAGCGGGCGGAAGATTGGATTAACAACTATCCGCGGGAAATACTGGGCTGGAAAACCGCTGAAATTTGTTTCCGGGAATGCCTCACGGCCCTCACCTGACGGTCTAAATATATTTTTTTATATTTTTTTCGCATTTACTATTGACATTTGCGTCTTTTGTCCCGTCTTGCGGCGGGGGACAGAGT